ATGTGTATACATATACAGTCGGTTACTTATATGCATCCTGATAAAGATGTGCTCTTCAGTAATGTCAGTTTCTCTATGGGGAAAGGTGAGAAAGTAGCGCTTATCGGGAATAACGGATCAGGAAAATCAACCTTGATGCAGCTGATAACAAAAGAATTATCACCTTCGGAAGGTGAAGTGATTTGTTTGGAACCACCTTATTATATTCCCCAACACTTCGGACAATTTAATCATTTGACGATAGCCGGGGCTTTGCGAATTGAAGGAAAGATACAAGCACTTCATGCCATTTTACAGGGAGATGTTTCTGTGGAGCATTTTACGGTATTGGATGATGATTGGGATATAGAAGAAAAGGCGGTTGCCGCTTTACATGAATGGGGATTGCCGGGAGTGCCTCTCTCCCATCCCATGCATTTGTTAAGTGGAGGAGAAAAGACGAAGGTTTTTTTGGCAGGAATTGCTTTACATTCACCGTCTTTTATTCTGATGGATGAGCCGACTAACCATTTGTATAATCCGCAAAACGAAATGTTTCGACTTTTGGGAACGAAACGTTCTTTTTCCCAAAACGAAACGTTCTTTTTTTCGCACCCCTACCCCCTCTACCCTGCCCTTTTCCGCTTAATTTCTCACTTCTAATTATTACTAAGAAATTTGGTAATCTCGCCAAAAATCGCTACATTTGTATAGTATAAATTGGTGTGTTGTGCACTCTCTCACACATACTAAAGCACTATCAAATTTCATTTTCTTAAAACATTTTCGACCGGCTTACGCCGGTATTTATAATAACACGAACGGTGTTCGGAAACCATCCGAACACCGTTCTTTCGTTTTAGTCGCTTCGCTCCACGCTTTGGCGCTTTGCGCTTACAACACTTCGCGAATCGCTTTATACGCTTCCACGCTTTCCGCCCGAACGAGTTTGCCGCGGAAGGCCAGACGGGAGCCGACATTCGTGTACGAGTTCGATGCATCGTCATACGCATTCGCATGCGACACGCCGCCAACCGCATTCGCATAGCTGTACCCGCGATAGACCACACGGACTATAGCGGTGCTTATCCAGTACTTATCGGAATAGTAGGTAGAAGACGATCCGTTCAGATTACCCACCGGAACCAAATCCATATACTTGCCATGTGCCACGCCTGTTGTCCATTGGTCACTGGCCGTTTTACCCTGTACCCACCGCACCGTGCCGTCCGGCATCCAGATGCGCCATTTGCCCACGTTGCCGCTGTCGTTCGGCAGGTCCACGCCGTCCATCATGTCATACTTGTTGCCGTAGATGTCCTCATAGCCCAGGCAGCAGATATTGTTCACCTGCACCACAGTCACCTGCCCGTATTCGTCCCGGCTCTTATACCAGGCATACTGGTGAACCAGACCGTCAATCAACGAATTCGTGATTTTGTTGTTGATGGCATACGCTTCATCATAGCCGATGGTGTCTGTCATGCCTTTTTCTGCCGTTCCGCCCGTTATTCTATTGTAGTTATGCTGTCCGGCACCGCACTGTTCCTGCATGTCCCTGCGCCCGTACCGGGCATAGCTCAGATTCGCGATGCGGCTGTGCATCAGCGCATCTATCTGCTGCATGCCCCGCTGCTGGCTGTAATAGTGGAAGTCTGTCCACGTCATACTGCCGGCTGTAGTGTTTCCGGTTATGCAGGCACGCAGCTTACTGCCCACCACCGAACTGCCCACAACGGCACACAGATGCTCCTCGTTGGCCACCCAATCCGGTTCCATGTCCTCTATCTTGTCGCTGTGGCTCAGTACCACGCAGTCAAACTCAGCCGTGTTCAGAATGGAGAAATGCAGGGCGGTCGCACGTTCCGGAACGTCTACTATCAGATACATGCCGGCTTCAAATTTCAAGCCGATGGTCGGCACCACGATGTTCTTCAGAATGTTTCCTGCATCATCCACAAACACACTGCCGATAAGCCCTGTGCCGGGAACACTCGGGAAGCGGACACGCTTGTAGCCCGACACGTCCACTTTGCACACGGAATAAGCCTTGTCCGTGGTATAGGATTCCTTCAGCGTGGGCTTTCCGCTCATAATCTTGCGTTCACCCAGCCAGCCGCCCTGCGTTTCCTTGATGGCATCCAGTGTCAAAACGGTTGCTTCGGGGATGGGAGGCATATCGTCGGGGCCGTTGGAACTGTAACAACTGTAATATTTCTCATTCAGGTAATCATTGACACCTTTCGACCAGAAGAACGGCTCGTACATCATCCAGTCGCCCTCGCTGCTGTCAAGTTTGGCTGCGCTTCCGTCGTAATATTTATTGCTGTTGGTGTCATCCAAAGGACAATAGGTCATCTCACCGTCCGGATTGTTCACGTCAACTGTCTGGCCGGCCATCTCCACTTTACGGCTCGTGGGCTTTTTCGTTACCTTGGCAAGCACACGGTGGCGCTTCTTGAGGATCGCCGCCACGTGGGCATTCATGACGTAAGCATTTCCATACTTATAGCCGGTCTCGTTGTCCGGGTTGGAGATATTGGCATCGTCCGGTACGCTCTCGTCCGACTCGATGATGCTGTAGGCCGGTTGCACGATCTCCAGTTCAGGGTAACGCTCCCTGTATCTGTCCGCTTCTTCGTCCTCCATGTACTTTGTCAAACGGAGTTTTCCACGCAATCCGGAATGCCGGTTGTCTATCGCTCCGGTGGAGGTATAGGTACCATAATCGTAGTATTTCCCGAGCAGCCTGCCGTCATCCTCCATATCGATGTCAAGGACAAAACGCTCCAGTTTACCGCTACCGTTCAACTTGGCCTGATGAAGACGTTCCAACATGGCAAACCCGTCAATGCCCGGACAACCCATGAACCGGTAGCCTCGCACGTTACCGATACCATCCAGTACCAATCCGCTCTCTGCCAACCTGGGAAGATATTCCAGAAACAGTTCCTCTATCGTTTCCGGCAAGCATAACCGCACAACAGGCGCACCGGTGGCAAGTTTCACCCTAGTCAGCCCCGTGCCTCTCACGTCCAGCTTCTTCAACCGTCCCTGCCAGCTCAAGTCCAAGGTCGTCACGTTGCCGTTATCCCCGTTCCGGGCCAGCAGGTTGTTGCGCATATTAAGCTCTTCCAGAAGCAGCATACCATTAGTCGAGGCCATGAACGAGCCGTTCCGGTACCCGCTGGCTTTCTCCACGCTCATGTCAAGTTTAACCAATGAGGTAAGCAAGCCGAAATTGAATCCGATGGCGAACGCGTCCTCATGCCACACCAGCTCCTTGATTTTGGCCGCGCCGATAATCTTCAGCGGGTCGTTCTCACCGAAGGCACGGGCCAGCTGCAGGGAGTGGAGCACGTCCGCATCCACCACGCCGCTGTCGGCCTGCACGCCGTTGCTGGTGGAAAGCTGCACACGGTACGGGATGGTCAGCCGGTACTGCATCGGCTTCAGTTTGTATGCCTTGTCCAGCGATGCCGTACTTTGGTAGAACTGGGCGCCCAGCGTAGAGACATAACCGTACTCCACCTGCTTCAAGTCATACCTGCGCTGGATGAAATAGTTACGGTGAGCTTTCAACGAACCCTTCAGACCGTAGATCTGCGGATACGTCTGTTTGGCACCGTCAGCCCCCACCGGCATCTCGTTCAGGAACGGATACACATACTTGAAGATGCCTGATTTGTTGTACAGCCGGCTGCACCACCTCTTCATCTGCTCGGTGTCGAAATGGTCAACGGCCTTCTGGATACTGAAAGCACTCATGAAGCTGGTACCGCCGTTCACGCCCCTGGTCATCACTTCCTCCAGCAGATTGCCCATATTGCCCAGTATCAGATTCCACAGCCAGCTGTTGTGTCCCTGCATCACGTAGGCACCGTCCCGCTTCGTCTGCCGGTTGTCGTCATACTTCCCGGTCAGGAACGACTTGTTGTCCGAACCCAGCTGGCAGTCACCGTCGTAGTAGGTTATCCACCACATCACGCCGTCCCACGTCCGCACCAGCATGTTTTTCGCCAGCTGGTCCACGCCCAGGTTGAATTGCACATACAGGTAGTAGGCGACCAGGTTGGGAAGGTTGAAATACTTCCCGGCTTCCTTCCTGAAGGTCGGGCTCGCCCACTTGGCGGTCGGGAACCTGTTGCCGTCATCCTCATAGTCCACCCCGTCAAACGTGTGCGACTCCTTGTTATAGGTCATGCCCTTGCCGGCAGGCGTTTCCTTCACACATCTGTAAAGGAAGCCCATCATGCGGTCAAGCGCCTTGTACATCTTGTCATACTTGTCACCGGTGCCCAGATGCTCCTTCAGGTTCGGTTCCTCCTCGGCATCGCCTCCGCCATCGTTCCAGAACACGTCTTTCGGGTGGTTGAACTCGAAACCGCCGTCAAAGTTGAAGTCCATGAAGTCCGTATGGTCGGGCTCCGTGGACGGCAGCCAGCGGAACAGGCACAGGTCGTTCGAGTTGTTCAGCGTCTCGATGCAGATGGGCAAGTATTCCTTCGGCCGGTCACCGTTCGCCTGCAGGTAGTTCAGGGTGTCGCCGGTCCCCCACTGCTCGCCGCCGATGGTCTTGTCCTGGCCGAATATCGGGTAGCTGTCGCTCTTCTCGTTGTTCATGTTATACTGGCCGTAATAGGTCAGATCCTCATCCACGCTCTTAGCCACGAACAGGTCACAGGGCAAGCCGTCAATGGCCGAGCGTATGTCTTCCTTGCAGGTATCCACATGGTCGGCGGCATACTGCTGGGCTGGGGTCAGGATACCCATCTCCTTCATGCCGTCGTTGATGAACTTCGCGCCACCCGTGTTGGTCGTCATGGAGGAATCCGAAAAGTCACACTTCGCGCAGGCGAGTTTCGCGCCCACCGAGTTGCCCCGCAGGCGGAACAGGTTCTTCTTGCCTTCCGTAGCTGTCGGGTTGCCCTGCTGCCCGTTACCGTCTATCTCGCCGTAGCTCATCCGTGCCGTGTAACCGCTGGCTGTCTTCTGGAAGTAGAAGCGCAGGTTCTTGCGGGCATAGTTCACCGAACTGGTACCCTGGATACGCAGGTAGATGTCACGGGCTATCCAGTCCAGCGCCCGGTTCTCGCCGTTGTAGAATCTCACTTCCCGGCACAGCTTGTTGGCCTTCTTGTTGTTCAGCTGGGCCAGCGCATCCATCACGTTCAGCGTGTCGCTCCCGCTCGGCACCTCACTGCCCACGCTGCCCGTGCCTATCAGTACCAGGATCGAGTTCCGCCGCTTCTTCATCAGCCCCATCAGCTTCTCCATGCTCACCGTGTCCCCCTCGCTGAGCACGCGGTTGTCCTCGTCGAGCGAGCGCACGCCCGGCTCCCCGTCGGCATCCTCCAGATGGTTACGGTCCACGATGTAGTTGTTAAGCACCTCGTCAGATGTCAGCGCCTTGTCATAGATACGCACGCTCTTCACGAACAAGTCCGCGCCCACCGACTTGAATTCAAGCTGGCTACGGATGTCAAAGTTCACCTTGTCCAACCACTTCGACGCGGCCGACTCCTCCCCGTTCACATAGAAGCCGATCAGCGTCCGCTGCTCGTTCGTCTGCACGTTCGGGTAGAACACATAGGTAATGCGGATATTCGTTCCCGGCTGGAACTTCGTACCCACCGAGTCCTCGTAGCGCAGCACCTGTCCGGCATCCATCGCCTCCGTCACCACGCCGGTAAGGAACTTGGCCTCCTCCGGGGTCACCACCAGCCCGTAACGGTTGCCGTTATCCAGCTGTCCAAGGCAGGTGATCAGCTCCGCATTCGTGTCCGTCACGTTGGCCGTGCTGTATTCTATCTCCAGTGTCATGCCCACGTCGCGGATGGCAAACCCCTCGGGCTTGTCCGCCTCGTTGAACGGGCGATAACCGCCGTCTGCCGTCAGGGTCATGCCCGCACCGCCGGCCAGCAGCAGGCGGTCCTTGTGCCAGCCGCTTCCTGCGCCGTATTCGTTCACGCTCCAAAGCACGTCCCGGAACTCCATGCGCTTGTCTCCGCTCACCCAGCTTGCCGGGTTGTTTTCCGTGTTGCTTCGCCCGAAGGCATCGAACGTACACACGGCATCCGGTGCCAGCGTGGCTTCAATGTCGGGGTGCGATGTGGTGTTCACCTGCACCTCAAGCACGGCATCACCGCACGACACACGGTAATCCAGCGGTTCCACGTTCACGTTCGTCCGCCCGTAGTTGCCGGTCTCACCGCGCTGCAGCAGGTCTTCCTTCACCACACTGCCCCGGTCGGTTACTTTCACACGGGCCGTGTACGCATCCCGCTCATAGCCGGCATAGGTAAAGTTCCACGCCGTGAACTGCTCGGCCTCCAGTACGGGGTACTTCCAATCACGCTGGAACCCCGCTGCCCGGTGGTTGAACATCATGCCGGCATAGGCCGTCACACCTTCCCCGGCTTTCAGCAGGGTCAGGTAGTGTATCTCGCTCACCACGCCGGAGTTCTCGTGCAGCGCATAGGCTTCCACCACGTTCATGCCCTCCCGCATTTCGCTCAACGCAACGGTGACGTTCTTCTGCTGGACACCGGAACCGGCTGACAGGCCAAGCGTATAGGGCTGCCCGCCGTTGATACGGTAGTAGATGTTCTTCTCGCCACTCGTTCCCTTAGCTGTAAATGGGATGTTCACGTCGTTCCGGTATCCCCCGTCAGCCAGTCCGTTCCCAACCGAATAAGTGGTACTTAGTTCCATAGCCACCATCGTCACCCTGGCGGTAGCGGTTTTCATCAGCGTACCGCCATCATAACCGGTCTGCGCCTCCACCTGCACGGTGTAGGTCGTGGCATCCTTCAGGTAAGGCGACGCGTCAAAAGTATAGCTCTGAGCGGCCGTAACGCCGACAAACTCCGCATCCTGGAATTCCGAAAGGACCGTGGAGCCACGTTTTACGACCACCTTGGCCTTCAGGTCGCTGTAGCCACTCACCTCGCCGCCACCGGCCGTGCCCACGCCAACGGCATATCTCACCACGAAACCGGTACCCAACGACAAATACTGGGAAGCGGGCAAGGAGGAACCCGATGCGTCGGTCAGGTCTATATTCACCACCACCTTGTCATCGTCGCTATACTTGGAAAAGCGCACCACCCTGTCGCTTTCCCCGCCTTCGCCATCCTTCTGCGTGACTGTCATCACGTACTGAGTGCCGTCCTCGCTGTCCGTCACGTCGATATTCGTCACGGTGCCCACCAGCGAGGCGAACACCGCGCCGCTCGTGGGGGCTTTCGTCTCACCGGCGGCCAGCTCCTCCGTAGGGGTGGCCTTGTCATCAATACTTTTGATATAGTTCTCCACCAACCGGCCGCTCACCGGAAGATTACCCGTGGATTCGTCACCGGACCAATCGGTCTTCTGCATATCCAGACCGTCCTCGTCATATACTTTCTTTGCCATATCGTTATTCTTTAAAAGTTATTTCATCCGTTTCCAGCCATCCGTTCGGCTCCAAGGTTTGTCACCGCGCCAAAAGCCCGCGCCGAAACAGCTCCGGATGGCTTGCCAAACCAGCCTGGACCCTATATAGACCGTCGCCACCACCCGTTCGCCTACACGGATGGCCGTCACCTCCTTGTTTCCAACACTTATCATACCTATTCCTCCTCGTAAATCAGGTAAATGGTCTTGCCGTCCTTTTCCGGGAGACTCTCAAACTCCTCCTCACTCATCTCCTTATGTTTGTAGCCTTGGGCTATCGCGTCCTCGGCCTTCTTCGCGGCCGCCTCCGCCTTTGCCGCCGATTCACCCGCCGTCTGAATGGCCTTCTTTGTCTCCCGGGTGGCCGCTTCCATTTCCGGGGCCAGTTCCTCCACCCTTTCAGCGGCCTTGATCGCCCGGGCCGCCGCGTCATCGGCCGGCTTGCTGAGCAGGGTGATCGGGACGTTCACCAGCTTGTCATCTTTCTGTCCCGGCAGGGATTTGACCCCGCTCAGCGAACCCACGGTTTCCAAAGACTCTACACTCTTCGATTCCGCCTTGACCGCCTCCAAAACCTGGGCGATATCCGATTCTGTCAGTGCCATATCAAACCCCTCCCTCTATCAGTTCATAAACCTGGCCGTAACCGCCGGCCGTCAGGCTCTCGCCGCATACCTCCTTGATAAGCGTACCCTCCTCGGTGGTGATCTCCAGGATTCCACCGCCCTGGATGATACGCTGGCACAGGACGTAAGCCTTGAACTTCTCATCACGGCCTACCGGTTTGTCTTTCCCGTAATTGAACAGGGCCTCCGCCACGGCGGTGGCGATGTTGTCGCCGCCAAGCTCGTTCCCGTCAAAGCCCCTGAATCTACTGTTTAAGTCAACTTTCATATCTCTTGGTTTTAAATGTTTATTCTTTGTTATATCCTACGATGATACCTCCCCTCACGATAAGGCGTATCTTGTCAAGGTCGGGGTTTTCCGACATGCCACCACCCCAGTTCACTCCCTCGTTATACACGTACGTACCGTCGGAATTACGGCTCTTGATGTACCGGAACCCTTTCGACGCGCAAACATCACTTATCAATCCGTTACCGGTGTCCCTGACATCTACCGGACCGACAAAGAACCCGGCATAGGTCATACTACCGCTGGCCGGGTAGGTCAAGGAGCCTGTCGACGCGTATATGGCCGCCCCACCGGAGGTCGCCCCGACCGACTTCACGCCGAACCGCCCGTCGGTGGCACCATTGAAGGCCACGTCCACGACTCCCTCCGTCGAGGAACTCGAGACTCCCAGTTTCAAACTCCGGGAATCGTTTCCGAAATAATCGCGGCTCTTCCAATACAGACGGCCGGAATCGATGGTAAAGCCGCCGATCTTACCGCCGCTCGCCTTGACAGTACCGCTGATGTTCGCGTTCCGGGTCTCGATACTCCCGTCCGTGAGGACCTTGAAATAGCCGTTAGCCGTAACAAGCCCCTCCAGTTTGATTTGGTCGGCTTTAATGGTGACACCGGAAACAAGATTGCCGAACTCGTCACGCTTGACATAGACCTTCAAATCCGCACTCTTTACAAGCCCGTTGCTTGTAACGCCCTCAGCGAACAGCTTGGAAAAATTAGCGGTAGTCACCAACCCGGATTTATTCCGCAATTCCCCGTTCTCATCGAAATGGACAGAAATCAGCCTGTTATATTTGGCCGTCGTGATAATGGAGGATGCCTCCAGCACATTGCCGTCCTTATCGAAATTCGCCGCCGCGATTCGGATCATCTTCTCCGACTGGTCGAAGAACGTGGCATACTTGTACGCCAGGGCATCCGTCCGGTCTGTCGAGAACACCAACAAGGACACTTGGATAACACCCGTGAACGACAGCTTGAAGTCACCGGTCCCGTTCCACAGCCCGGAATGGTTGAATACCTTCTCCCCACCGACCGGCAAATCACCGTCGTAAGCGAACATGTTGAAATTCTCGTATCCGTTCTTGTTGGAATTGACAAACTCGATACGCAGGTGTCCGGCCTCGATCACCTTGTAATGGAAGGACAGGTAGACATAGCCCGGAATGCGAAGCCCGTCCCCGTTCAACTCCTTGAAATCGGGGATCGTGCGGAAATCTCCGTTCTTCTGCATGATGTAGCTGTTCGTTATCCTGACGTAAGGAACCTTGCCGGTCTTTACGACCTCCACGTTGCCGTTCTCGCTCGATGCTAACAGTTTGTTACCGGCAAGAATCCACTTGCCGCCGAAAGTCAGGAACGCGGCCTTGTACCCGCTTATCCATTTACTCATCCCCTCGGTAAACGTGGTGTTATCGAAAAAGCTCTGCTCCTCCCTCACCTCGTCGCGCAGACCCTCCACGGCTGATTGTATCTTACCCTCCGTAATTTCAAATTTCGTCAGGATATCCTCGCCGGTCATGAGGACGAACGTACCTTTCAAATATACGTTGTCGCCATAGAGACCGTTCCCGTGTGGTTGGCTATTCGCCGGGAAAGCGCTGTCCTTGATACCGTCAAGATTACCCACCCGGCAGCGCAAACAGCCGTTGAAGTTTTTCGCATTCACGCCATCCAGTATGTCAACACGTGGCTGCCCGTCCTCGGTGGCCGATATGCTGATCAGGTTCTGCCGGAGCGGGTTTTCCGTGTTACCCATCAATACACACTCGTCACCCGCCTTCGGTTCCGTCCCGCCAAACTCCCTCTGGGGTACCGTTATCCCTTCCGTGTCGCCTTCCGACACTTCCACCCAGTAACCCCGAATCTCCGCCCCCGTAAAAACGGCACAGCGCATCAGGTCGTGCGCCACGAACGTGTTCTCCTGCTCAAAGATGATACGGTAATTGTTGCCCTCCTTGGTCACGGTCTTGATCTTACCGTTGGCTGCGGATACAACCAGCTGCCCCCTTACGCTGCGAACCGTTTCTATGAGCAGTTCCAAGGCTACCAACGTCTGCCGGATGGTCGCCTTGTCTATCGTGAGATTACTCAGCCCCGTTATTTTATCTATCCATAGCTGCCAACCCTCGCCGAACATGCCGTCCACGAAACGGGTACTGCGGAGCAATTCCCGGATAACAGCCGTCAGAAACTCGGCGTTCCCGTCGCCGTCAACATTGCCTCCGGATTCACCAGCTTTGTAATCCCCAAAATAAGCCCCTTTCAGAAAACCGATCACCTCGGCAGCGGTATCCCGATGGCGTTTACTCAGGAATTCCCTTTGGCTTCTTTTTGCCGAGAAAAGGTTGTTGTCGGTCGGCAGCGTATTATCGAAGCTCCGGATAATATCGGGAAGCCCGGAACTTTCGGCCTTGGCTTTCGTATAGCTTTTCAATTCCCCTATACTGTCGTTTACCCTGTCAAATTTCGATACCTGCAGGGCGTCGCTGATCTCCAGGTCCATCTCCCCGGGAAGGTTTACCTTACGGGTGATCTTCGTAATGCGGCTCCTGCGGTAGCCGTCCTTTGGGAAATACTCGGCACTCTCCAAACGCACACGCCGGCCGACAAACAAATCGACTTCCTGCTGCTCGATCCACACATGATCGGTCGGAGCCTTGTAAGCGGCGATATCCAGCCAGTGGTCCTTGTTGTATTCGTCCACCGCAGTCGCAAATTCCTCCTCTGCCAGCCGGTAATACTTATCCGGCATCCGGATGTTCCAAAGGACATAGGTGTCCCCGGCCTTCGGGACGAGCTTGCCGCCCGGAAGCTGCGTATCATCACCGTAAGGCCAGATCGTGATGATCTCAAACTCACGGGTGGCGCTATCGAAATTCACCTCGAAATAATGGTCGTCCCCCTCTCCCAGCCCGGAAAGGTCACCGCTTTGGAAGGAGACGCGTTTCGTCTCACCGGCCAACTCATAATCGTTAGGATCGAAATCCATCCCGCCGTCCTTGAAGTAATAGACGGTAAAGGCCTTGCCCTCTTCATCCGTCACCTCCTCACTGCGGACACTGCTTACCGTGCCCACCCGCCGGGGATAGATATCGCTGAAGGCGGCCTGTTCGTAGTGGTCATAGATACCGTACTCGTCCACGCCCACCTCCACGTACTTCTTTTTTCCGGGGAGCATCAGACGGGGGCTGCCGTACTTCTCGGCGTCGATGTTCCGGCTGCTCCCGATCGGAAAAAGGCGTGTGTAGAACTTCGCCGTATTGCTCGTATCCCGCTCCAGGGAGGTCAGCCCCTTGCCGTATCCCAACGTGATCTCCTCGCCGTGTTCGCAACGGCACACGTTCACCGTCTGCCCCTCGACCCACCACTCGGCCTTGCCTCCCACCTTGCCGGCGATCTCCTTCAAAGCCTGGTCGCAGTACATACCTTCGTAGTCGATCACGATAAGATCGGTACCATCCACCTGCCCCACCTTCCAGTCGGTAATGTTACCCATGCCGTCGTTGATGGCCTTCACTACCATCGCGACATGGTCACGGGGCGTGGCCGTCAATGTAAACAGGGGATTGGTGTCGCCGTCCGTTGTCTCCAGCACAAGAAAACGCCTGATCAGGCTCTCGATACCGTACAGCTTCAGGTTATACTCCCACTCGCTACCGCTTTTCTCTTTCGGGGTGTACCGCTCCGTCAGCCAATACCGCTCGCCCATGTAGTCCGTAAAGTCGCCTACATCAAGAGGGATATGGGCATAATGCGTGAAGGAGAGCGCCAGCACGTTGTCGCCCTGCACCTCCTTGCTCTGCGTCGAACTGTCACTTGCAGCCACGTCCGCACGCTTGGCCCCGGCTTTATCGTATATCGTTAAAAGCATATTCGAATCGTCTTTGAATGGTTATATAATCGGTACCGGCTCGCGGAACTTCACCTTGAATTTCCCGGCGTGGACCCCTTCCTTCCACAAATAGGTCAGCGGGGTGAACTTCGGGCTGTCCGTGTATTTCACGTGCAGGGTCAGATCAAGCTGGGGAAACGCGATGTCGAGCCACCCGTCCTTCCCTTTCTTCAGAAAATTGATGAACGCGAAGTATTTCCGCAGCCATCCCTCCTTTGTCTTGTTATACAGGGCAAAGTGCAGCGTCACGTCACGCGCCTCGTTCCTCGGGGTAAGGACCGCGCTGTATTTCTCCCCGTCCTCCTCCCGTATGTCCACGGCCGTCTCCTTCTTCGTCTTGCTCGGGGTCAGGATCGCCGAGAGGTTATCCATGCCACCGCGCCGGTCCTCCACCAGGAACACGCCGTATTCCGTCCAGATGTCCGTGCCGTTCACCAGCACCAGCCCGCCCAATATATCTGCCATGTCATTTCACTTTTAGTCCGTCACGTATCATTTTCTTTATCTCATCCTTTATCTCGCCCAGGTGGCCGGCACTTACGCCCGTGTTCTCAGCGATGCGGGCCAGGTGGCCCTCGGCCGTGTCCATCTTCTCCGACACGCTCTCCAGCCGGTCGTCCATGCTCGACCAATGTTGCAAACCGCCGGTAAACATCCCCTCCAGCTTCGTGCCCTGATCCTGCGTCATGGCCGTGTAGCCGCCCGCTTTCGCGCTTTGACTGGTGCCGCCGGCTTCGGTCTTGTCGTAGCCCGTGGCCGCCGCCAGGTTGTCACGCAGGGCAAGGGCTTCATCCATATACTGCATGTACTCTTCCATCAGCGCGTTCCGTTCCGCCTCGGTCAGTTCGTTGTCCTCCATGGCCTTGCCAAACTTCTCCCACCAGCCTTTCAGTTTGTCGCTGTACATCTCACCGATCTTGTTGCTCAGCATCGCCCGCATGAAGTACTCGGATATATCCTCCGCCGCATCCTTGGCACCGTACTTCATGTTCATCAGGTTGTCGATGAAGCTGCTGTACATACCGTCGAACGAAATGCCCGTCAGCCCTTCATACAGCTGGTCGGTCAGTTCCTCCAGCTTGCCGGCCTGGTCTATGTAGTCATCCAGTTTCTCGGTCAGTCGCCCGCCATAGCCTCCCTTACCGGTATTCTGGATTTGCGTCCACATATCCACGTTGCTGCGCAGTGCCTTCATTTCCTCCGGGCTCAGGCTCCACAGGTTCCCGTCCCACTGGCGGCCGATCTGTCCGCTCAGTTTGTCTATCTGTGCCTGGTTGAAACCGCCCCAGTAGTAGTTCCAGCTGTGGTGACTTCCGTGGTAGCCGGCTTGCGCCATAGCCATCTGCAGGTAGTTCGAATTCGTTTCCTGCTGCATCTTGTACGCGTCGCGGTAAGCCGCCACACTCTTCGTCCCCTGGCTCTGCTTGATGGTGTCGGTCAGATCCTCTATCGAGGTCTGCAGCAGCTCGTTCCGGTCTGTAAGACGGTCTATAGCCGCCTGCACTTCCTTGGCGTTCCCGCCGATGCCGAACAGTTTGTTGAAACCTCCGAAAGACACCGTGTTCAGCAATCCCCCGATACCTTTCACAAGGGAACACAGTATGGAGAGAATGGCCGATATGATCTGCCCGATGACTCCGGCACTTGACAGGGTTTCGGACATCCGGCTGATGGCATCGCCGACCTTGCCTCCGATATTCAGTTTTGAAAGACCGGTAAGCATGTTCTGGATTCCTTCAAATGATCCCTGCAAGGTTCCGCTCGCAAAGCCGTGCAACCCGTTGGATACCATGTTCAATCCGTCAACCGTGTCCCGGGAGGCACTTTTCACCTCCCCGGCAAGCGCCTTCATTTCAGAGGTGGCGTTCAGGTATTCTTCGTCAGCTGAAACGCTGGACGATTGAGCCGTTTGAAGAGCAATTTGGGTACGTTCTATTTCTGCCTGGTTACCGCTTTCAAGAGCCTTGTTGTAATCGGCCTGCGCCGCTTTCAACCGGATGAATGCCGCTTCCTGCTGCAGTTCTGCATTTTGCACACGTGTTACGGCATCCCCCAAAGCGTGCATCTGCGTTTGCAGCCGGGCAAAATCCAATGTGCCGTTGCCACCGGGGAGCATGCTTTGAATACGTTCAATGGCATCGTAAACGACCTGCTGATCCGCTGCTCCTGATTTTTTGAACTCATCCGTCTTGACATACTGCTTAAGTTCGCCAAGCAGATTCTTCATCTGGTCTGCAAGCAAGCCGGTTAAATCCCCGAACGCTGCTCCCCAGTCTATCTTCTGGGTAAGGGATTCCATGTCCACTTTGTGCACAGCCGCATCACGCTGCTTTTCCAAAGTCAGTCTTTCGCCCTGGGACTGTGCCTTGCGGATTTTCTCGGCATATTCTTCAGCGATGGCCAGTTTCTGCTGCTGGAAGGTCCCGTATTCCTTCAGATAGTCACGCATGGCTTCCGCCTCTTCCCGGTTTATCTCTTCTTTCCGGGCGTTATAGTCATATTCGATTTGTGCCAGTTTCTTCTCGGTACCGGCTTGCATGCGGTCTATCTCTTCCTTCCGGTTTTCAGCCTGCAGGGCGGCAAGATCCTGCGCCAGCCTACGCTCTGTGGCAAGCCGTTGCTTGGCTTCCGCTTCCGGATTCTTCCCGGACTGCTTGGGGTCGATATGCCCACCGATATTTCCTTTTTTGGCTGCTTCTGCGGCTTTCTTTACCTCTTCCTCCGCTTTTTTCAGATAACCGTCACGTTTGTTTTCGGCATTTTTCAACAGTACGTCATAAGCTTCCTGATCATGTTTCTTGATGGCAGCCTGTGCGTCATAGAACTGCCCGGATTCTGCCATGCTTGACTGCATGATATATTGTCCCCATTTCCCGAAAAAACCCATGGCGCTTTCCGCCTCTTCCGGTTTCTGCGCCTTGATTTTATTCACCTCTTCATCGGCTTCTGCAGCTTTTTTTACAAGGTTCTGGACATTGGTCTGGTGCAGCAGAACCTGTACATAGTCCTCGCTCTTTTGGATAAGGGTATCATACCATTCGGAAAGTGTTTTATAATACCCGAAAGATTCCCCGTACTTGCGGTTCAGTTCCTCCACCTTCGCCTTTTCCTGTTCCTTGCTGCCGGTGAAGTTCTTTATTTCATCGATGACCGATTTCAGTTCGAAGCGGGTACGCACCATCTGGGCACGGCCGTCCTTCTCTATCTCGGTCATTTCCTTGAGTGATATGTTGAATTCATCCACGCCTTTTTTGGCACTGAACAGGTTTTTCGTCCAATCCCAGATTTCATCACCGTACATTACCAGCAGCATGATGCCGGTGGTCATGGCCGTCTGCCAGGAAAAAAGTGAGGACAGGACCTGCTTCCATACCGGTGTGCCCTTCTTGCCGGACTTCTGCAGCTCATCGTATTCCTTGCGGGCACGGGCCAGTTCGTCCGTAAAAATCGGCAGGTTGTTGCTGATTGCCAGGAAGAACATCTGCGGTCCCATGGCCAAAGAAGGCATTTCACGGGCGATCTGCTGGATACTGTTGTGAAGCCCGCCCAACTGGCGCTGCGCGTTGGGTACATCTGCAGGGGTGACCTGCACGGATTCCGATTCCTCCTGCAGCAGTTTCAGTTTGCCGCGCAATTCCTCAAGCTGCTTCTCCAG